GGGTGTCTGGCCTTCGTGATTTCCCCGGCGAAATTTCTTCAGCCATTACGAAAATGATGACTGTTGATGCTTCCGCGATGGGGATACGGCATATTGAGAAGTTCTATGATGCAGTCTTCGACGTCGTTTACGACGGCTCGTTGCAGCATGATGACTTCTTTACGCCATCTCAGCGAGAGATGCTGCTAGGGTTTCGCGCGTGGTTGCAGCGTTTGGAAACAAACGACGCTTCCGCTAACGAAACCGTCCACATTCTGGGAAACCTGAATGCGGGTCACTTCCTGGCCTTTATTGGCCAGATCGAGTGACTGTAGCTCTTAGTTGAGGCCCTCTAGATATAGAGGGTTCTTTCTGTACGATACTGTTCGACGTGAGTCGATTCAGTTTAAGGCAGAATTGCTGAGTCGCTGACACATCGGCCTTTCTAGGCTTACATGTCATTGGTTCTGTCACTTTTGTCCGTCGTACCGGTTGCCCGTTAGGGCGACTGACACTGTTAACCCCCAGGCGAAGGAGCCGCGTGTATGCAAGATGTTTCCATGAGGATGCCATCTGTAATGGTGGATAATTGGCAATCCCTTACGGGAGGGCCAGTCAATACCATTGTGACGGCAGCTGACGGACGACATTTCATACGCCGGCAAGTGGGTTACCGCGGTCCTCGTCCCAAAGTGTCCCCGATGCCAGTGAACGCCTATCAATTTGACCTTAAGGACTTGTCCTTGAGGTTTCAATATGATAGAACGAACATTGGTTTAGGAAGACGCGAATGGGGCGAGGGTGACTTTTTGTCGACCTCCTTGAATGCGGAAATTGTCTTTGACAACTCCGAACTACAGGCTATCGATAATCGACTGTCATCTCGTTGTTTGGATAAGCTTACAGACAAAGTGCGGGGGGGTCTCGACCTCTCCGTTGACATTGCTGAAGCGCACCAAACTAAAAAGATGCTGAAGGTTACCGATCAATTGGTCGGGGTCTATGAAACAGCTGTTCGCAAATACGGACCTCTTAAGCTAGCGAGTAATCTCTGGCTTATGAATCAGTATGGCATTCAGCCGCTTCTGTCGTCCCTGTACGGTGCCGCAGACGAAAGTCTAAGGCTCGTAATCAACAAAGTATCACGACACTCCGCGCGGGTTAGTGAGATACATAGACCCAGAGAGCTGCAGATCAATACCGTAATGGGGTTCTTCACATTGCCGACGAAAAGCGCTCGTTTCAAACGAAGCTGGACGATCGGTGTGGATCTCCTCAATAGGGATGTTGATCTTGCACGCTGGACGAGTCTTAATCCCATTAGCCTAGCCTGGGAAACCCTACCCTTGTCGTTTGTAGCCGACTGGGTCTTCAACGTCGGAGGATACCTCCGAAATATGGAGACCATGGTCGCCTACTCGAGTCAGTTTCGTTCGGGTTACCGAACAATTCTGATGGTAGGGGATGCTTCTTTTGCGACCGCACCGCGCGATATTGGCCCTAATTACATAAATCGGATCGAAACCTGGAAAGGTAACGCCCGACTGTGTGCAATAGACCGTATCGTGCTGGCCGCATACCCAGCCCCGCGCCTCCCATCCTTCGATGCGCGACTGGGATCGTCTCGGCTCTTAAGTGCTGCGGCATTGCTTGCGCAGCTGCTTCCGAGCCGTCATGGCACCGAGTACTCTCGTTATTCCGAATACCTTGGGAAGGTACGGAAAAACAGAGCTCGGCGCATCAACTCCCGATACCTCTGAGAGGCGTCAGGATTTCGCACCCTGTGGGTGTTTTCACTACTTGAAAGAGACCTAATGGCCTCGAACATCGTCCTCGCGGACGCACTGGCAACCCCAGTAAACCACACCTTCGTGCCGATCGGAAGGGACAAGAACGGCGTTTTCTGGTTCGAAGACCAGTCAGCATCCAATGCAATTGGAAACTGGCGAATCTCGATTGAAAGCGTTCGTCCTTCTGTCCCTGCAGCGCAGCAGAATTCTGTGGGTCGGACCTATCGTGTCAAGATCGGGTTGCATGAGCCGATTCTCGAGACAGTGTCTAACAGCACTGTTTCGGGGATTGCTCCTGCTCCCACGGTCGGATACGTCAGTCGTTCCTTCCAGGAATTCGTGATGCCCGAACGTGCGACTCTTCAAAACCGCAAGGATTTGCGGAAGATGATGGCTTCGCTCCTCGGCGATACGCAAGTAATTGCGTGCGTCGAGTCGCTCACCTTCGTCCAGTAATCTAGGAGACTAGATTACATGAAGAGACTGCAGCACTCCGAGAGTGTCGAGATGGCAGTGATGTCATCTTTGCAGATGCACCTTCGTCCGAGCATCAAGCTCGACGACGTACTTGACTATGTCTCGTACGATATCGTGCATGATGCGTATAGCTCTGAAAGCGCCTTCAAACGAGATTTTGCCTATGTTTCCTTTCTACGAAAGTGGAAAGGGTTCAAACATAAAAGCATAAATCCCGAATGGGCGGCGTTTTCTACTTGGACAGAATCCGAGAAGCTTTGCTTTCAGACGAATAAGCGTCTATACCTTGAGACTACGACGGGTTCTTACTCCGTCGCGCCTGCGGTGATTATCACCGCTCAGCGTAAAATATCTCAAATTTTAGGACGCTTACAGTTTGATCGCATTGCTGAGCTATGCCGGTTCGGCAATGGTGCGACCACGGATTTAAAACGTGGAAGCACGCATGCTGAGAAAAGCTGTAGACCTTCCGTCACTTTCGATGCGATACCTTGGGTATGCAGAGCCCTCACGGGTGATGAATACTTGGGTTCGCTCGTCGGTCCATTCCGCGATCTTACGATCGTAGAGTCAAACCGTATGGTGATGGTACCAAAGACTGTCAAAACCGATCGTCCGATTGCGGCCGAACCTACACTGAACGGATTCGTTCAGCAAGGTGTAGGCCGCTATATTCGGGCTAGGTTGAAACAGTTTGGCGTCGATCTTGGTGACCAGACGATCAACCAAGATCTCGCTAGTATTGCAAAGGACTGGGGACTCTCGACCCTGGACCTGAGCAGTGCTAGCGATACGCTTTGCGCCAATCTCGTTAAGCTGTTGTTGCCACCTGAGTGGTTCGAGATGCTTGACGACCTTAGGTGTAAGTACACGACATATAAGGGCAAAAGATTTGTTTTGTCGAAATTCAGCAGTATGGGCAATGCCTTTACTTTTGAACTCGAGTCACTTATCTTCTACTCTTTGTTGCACGCGGCTTCCACCGTCGGCGTTGTCTCAGTATACGGGGATGACCTAGTCGTTCACTCTGCCGATTACCGGTCCACGTTAGAAGTTTTAACATGGGCAGGGTTTAAGCTAAATGAACGCAAGTCATTTTCTGATGGCAGTCGTTATTTTGAGTCTTGTGGCAAGCATTTCTTTGATGGGCAGGAAGTTACTCCCTGCTTTCAAAAAGATGTCTGCACTCGACCTCATGACTACGTGCGCCTTCATAATCGTCTCGTGCGTGCTGGTATTCGTCTTGATCTCCGCAAGGAGTTTGGGGCAGCTGCCAGCATTGTTAGAGATCGATCCCGTAAGCAGTTCGGGCCGAGAAGTCCAGGAATTGGTCCCCTAGTAGAGTATGATGAATACTTTATAAAGGAAGACTATGAATGGACTGACCCGACTGCTGATCGCGTCCGCATTAGAAGCGCTGTTTCGTTATCTTCAATACAGAAATGTAAAGAAGACTGGCAAGACATCGCATACTATGGACGCAAACTGAGACTTCCCGCATTCAGTAGTCCGGACCCAAAGGGTCTAACTGCTGACACTGCAGGAACAAAACTTCTCGTTGTTGAGAAGTACCATTGGCGAAGTGCAACCCTAACCTAGAGTTGCACTATGGTCTACCCTCCCTGACAAGGGAAGGATGTCGCCTTAGGTAAGCGGCTGGAGGAG